AATTGCTTTGGCATTTTTGCCGCCTGCCGCCGTGATCGCTCCTGATAACGTCTCATTGAAGGTGCGCTCTGCTTCCTTCGCGGCATACTCCTCATCCTTTGCCTTCAGGTCTCCCTGAAGCTTCGTGATCTGTCCCTTCAGATCATCCACATTCACGCCGTCAAATTTAGACAGGGCTTCTTTTGCGGTGTCGAGCTGGGTCTTGTAATTATCCCGCTCATTTTCGGCCTTCTTTGCTTTGGTTTTTTCAGCTTCAACATCCTTTCCGTTCAGGGCAAAAACCTTATCAATTACCTCCTGCTCAAGTCCAAGTGCTTTCAAATCCTCTGTTTTCATGTTCCTCTCCTTTCAAATTTCAGAATTAAGTAGTTTTAAGCCTGTTACTTCCGGCTCTCTGATTGATTGTTTTAGGCCTGATCATCTGGCCAATAAAAAAGCACCGGATCGCTCCGATGCTTAATTAACAATATTTGATTTACAAGTTTAATATTTTTAGGAATATTAGAACAAGCACTATTTTAGTTCAAAAATTCATTATTTTATATACTGTGACATGCCTCCATCAAAAAAGCACCGATATGAACCGATGCCTACGCACCCAGCACATTATCCTCATAGATACGATCACGGACTCTCTGCATCTTTCGCCCTTCGTCGTTATAATCGTAATAATCGGGTGGCGCAAAACCAGATTCCATGAGCCAAACATCAATCGCATCTAATATGTCATTGACATCATTTGACTGCATTCGTTCATTCGCTTGCGGGATTCTTGCATTTATAAAATTCCTGTCGTCCTCTGTTACTATTATCATCATGATCCCCTCGGTGTGGTTTGAATGAGTTTTTTATCTGTAACACTGATTACCACGGAGCATTTACGTCCTTTATACATTCGTCTAAAATTCCCATTAGCCAAGGTTCGTTCTTCACATGCATTGCCGTTGGTCAATGTATCGGCGACATTTTCAACCGACACACCCAAACGCATCCCCTTATGGGACGATGATGTTTGGCCAATCACACGATCAATAAAATGTGTTGTATATGCTTCAATCTTCACACCATCACTTGTTTCTATACCAACGATCTTGCTTTCAACATCAGAAGCGGTTTTTCGATATAGATCAAACCCAGTCAATGCATGAATGTCACCCTTGTCAACCGCATGAGAATAACCTTTTAACAACAAATCCTCTCTGCTTTGAGTATACTTTCCTGCTTCATATTTGGCAACCGTGCTTAATGTTGTGTTATCCGCGCCAATGCTATGCAGCCATGAACGATGCTTTTCTTCTTTACGCTGCAAGTATGCTGTGTACTGTTTCTTACTTGGAGCTACCCGCCCATTCAGATCATAATAAACTCTCTCAGTCTGCGTTTTCATTCCAAACGCTTTGCTGAAACTCCGGTATTCATCCAGCTGTGCCTGATATTTGCACTTTTCAATTACGATATCATCCGGATCGGCGTCTCCGGCCTGCATCAGTTTAACTTTCTCGCGCTGGGCTCGCATATTTGTTTCCATCTGGCGCTGTCTCTGCGTTGCCTGATAGGTGTTGTATTCCCTGCCCCGGAAAGTCTTTGTCTCCGCTTCCTTGCGGTTCTGCTCCTCCAGCCATTCATCCGTATAGGTGCGTTCTGAAATGCCCGGAATGAAGGGATAATACTCATGCCGGCAATTCCACCCAAGAAGGCCAGGGCGTCCACAAAATCAGCCAGACAATCCCTGAGATTCGCCTGGATTGAATTTACCCGGTTATATTTGCGCTGTTTGGAAGCCCTGACCTCTGTGGCCGTCTTATCTACCTCGGAGGCGTCCGAAAGATCACCATAAGCCAGCCCAACAACAAACTCTATGGAACGGTAGGCCTTCTCCAGACCCCTGATATAGGCTTCGTCACGCATGGCAGGGGAATATTCCTTGTAGAGCTCCCCGGAATTCTGCTCCAGGTTAAGCCCCCGATACAGGCGCTGCTTTCCGTGCGGAACAGAAACCTTACCGCCACCCTTGTGCCGCAGCGCCCGCTCATCCACATGGACTGCGCGCTCCCCGGAGTTGTACTCCCAGTCCAGACGCCCAAACTGGATATCTGCATTCCGTATCAATTCTTCCGCTTCGGCATAAATAGAAACTCCGCACGCGGATCCGTCAACCCGGTTCTTTAGCGGTACACGGAAGTAGCCATAATCGTTTTTCTTCATGCCCGGATAGGTGATTGGTCCCGGTTCAATATTCGCCCATTCCGGAACCGCGTTCAGTCCACACGGAAGGCCGATATTCGACTCCGCGGATGAGTGATAACACTTATTCTCAATCACCAGATTCCCGTCGGCATTGAACCGGTGCCGCTCAACCTTTGTGTACCAGCTGGATTCTCCCGTACGCTTGCGCGTCAGGAACATGACGTCATTCGGCATCCCGTTATCAGCAAAACTTACCGGGACAAATTTATCTGCGGAAACAAATTCTGACTTATCGCCGCCAAGAGGTTTTAGAATGAAGGAACCCAGTGCAAGTCCGTCCTGCAGGTTTTCATTCAAGTCACGCACGGCCAGCTGCAATGCGTTATTCAAAAAATCATTATTGTCAACCTTTGCCTCCATTTCCCCGATCGCAATATCTGAGAATTCCCGGCAGATGCCAACCTCAGACCGGAGGGAAATTATGCCGCTATCACTGTCCAGCCATTCCGCATTCCCGCTAATCATGTTCTTCCAGCGGTTTATGGCCGTAATCATCGTCTGCGACAGCGTAACATCTGTCCCCGCGATTCTCTTCATTTCCGTATATCCGAACATTCGTCCGACAACCCCTTTCCACCAGTGCCTGACGCCCTCAAACATTCCTAACCACCGCCTCACGCAATCAGGTCTTTCATGTCGCGCTCGATCGTGTATTCCATTGCATCCAATGAACCTATGTCTGTGCTGCCATCATCCAGGCGCTCATCATACGCCTTTGTCTTGTCCCAAACAGATTCTGTTAATGCCTTAGCCACCGTCCGCGCGTCTGCCGTATACCAAAAACGCCCCGACCCCATGAGCTGAAGCGTACAATCAATCCTGTCCTTTATCTGTCTTTTCTGAGCCGGGCGTACCGTAATCCAGGGGAACTCCCTTTCTACGGCATTCCGGATGGAATTACCGAGCACTGTTTCCGCATTGTCCCAGTATACGGATTCCAAATTGTGAATCCCATCCCACGATGTCAGGCCGTAAATGTTCTCCACGTGCCCGATGAATCCGCAAAACATTTTATCCAGCACGTTGCTGTCAATCGGGGCATCCGTATCACCGGCTGTAATCCGTCTGGATGCCAGGATAATGACATCCTGATAATTATCCGTATATCCACGGGCTACGAACGCGTGGCCGGACTGGTTTCCTCCAAAATCCAGGCCGATTTCAATAGATACCAGATCATCTTTCCTGAACTGCTTTACAGAAGATTGTGGATTAACCTTCCCACTGGTAATCTCACAGCGGTATGATTCCGGATTGTCTGCAAATTTCCGATAGATGGCACCCTCTGCACGCTTCCACTTCCCTAGAATCAGCCGGTCATAATAAATTGTACCTGCATACTCACTGCACAGTTTTTTGACAAACTCATCAGTCAAAAACGGGTTATCAAAGATCGTAGTATCAGCAGTCTTTGTCTACTTTAGATAGACTTCCGAGTAATAAAATATCGTCCTCTTTGAACCCTGTGATTTGGCAGAATGCATAAAGAAATACAGGGCGAACGGCAAGCTCTCCGTTTTCTATTTTCACAATTGAACTGCGACTCATCCCCATCTTTTCCGCTAGTTCTTGCTGTGTTAACCCAGCAGCTACTCTGGCTGCTTTTAGTGGAATCTTTGCCATTTTTTCACCTCCCTTTGGGGTCCTCCTTGTTACAAGGCAAGTATAGTCTACATAATGTAGACTATAAATACTTTTTGTAGACTTTTGATCACATATAATTTACAATAAGTATATCAGCGAGGAGGTACTATTATGACAGCCATATCTGAATCTGACTACGGGAGAATAATCTCTAAAAATCTAAAACGAATAATGTATGATCATCAGAAAACTCAGGCAGATATTGCAAAAGATTTAAATATTAGTAAGGCAACAGTATCAAGCTGGGTGACTGGGGCTCGCATTCCCAGAATGGATAAAATTGATCTTCTTTGTCACTATTTTAATGTTTCACGCTATGACATAATGGAGGATCATTCTGGGAAAAATTTTAACAATAGTTATCCTTTCGGTCGCTACCGTATCCCCGTTTTGACCACCGTTGCCGCCGGAAAGCCGATCTACGCCGGAGAGGATGTGCTGGAATGGATTGACTATGATAAAGACCCCGGCGATCATTTGCGTGCCTGCCGGATTGAGGGCAACAGCATGATACCGCGGATTCAGAGCGGTGATACTGTCATAGTTGACAGTGATATCGGATGGGAAGATGGGGACGTGGTTATTGCAACAGTAAATGGCGATCATGCCACCTGCAAGCGGATTAAGCGATATGCGGACGGAATCGCGTTGGTGTCGGACAATGCCAGCATTGCCCCAATGTATTACTCCCGTCAGGAAATAGAAGAATTGCCTGTGAAAATTGTAGGAAGAGTTACGGAAGTAAGAGGAAAACTGTAAATCAATCCGTAATAGGACGGTTGATAGTAATTTCAAGTCAAGAGGAGGAGCAAAACGAAAAAGCAAATAGCCCTATTAACACTTACACTTACGTTCTGTCTTACGGGATGTGGAGCATCAAGCAGATCTATCTCTGCTGAATCTACG